TAGTGCTTTTACATCTGCAGGTTGTAAAATTGACACCAATTGTGGATCGTTTACTAATGTTCTAAGTATTTGGTCTATTGTTTTCATACCAAGTATTATACAATATTGTTAAAAGAAAGTCAAGCATTTGCTTGACTTTTAGTTAAATTGTGGCATCTTCCATTCCAGCCACTCGTAATTTTACGATGTTGGTAATTTGCCATTGTTTCTGGTCCAATGCCTTGGTAATTCCTAACCATTTATTTCTTATCAATGCAAAATCATTAATTATTTTTTCGAAATCTACAACTTCTGCTTCACCTTCTACGAATCTATCACATTCTTTTTGTGATAACATTCGATTGTATGTTTCTAGGTATTTTCTAAAATGAAACGCTTTTATACGCCGTAATTCAATATTAAGGTATTCTAATATAGCTTCCATTTCTTGTAGCTGCCCATATCTATGTTCAACTATTCCTGGCATCGCTGCTGCTGCCTTTTCTATATTTCCTATAAGTCTACATTCTGAAGATGCATTGATTAATTCATCCTCGAAATAATCAATGCATGATGGAAGGTTAGTGATATCTCTCGTTATCTGAGAATACCAATTCATTAAAAATCTAATTCCTTATAGTCATCATCTTCATCTTCTTCCTCATCATTTTCTAAATAATAAGAAATAGCTTGATCAAGAATTGCATCTACACCGATTGCATTTTGAAGTATTCGGTCTCGTACCCCTAAATCTGCCAATAATTCGACATACCGTTCTGCTACTACATCAATTTGTTTTTTATCAAGATAGTCAGCAAATAACATCCATACTTCACCAATTTGTGCTTCATTCAACATCGTTTTATTCTCCATTATCTTCATTAATTGTAATTTCACCAGTCTCGTAATCAACATCATAATCTGCAATGGCAGTATCAGATACTACGGAACGAGTTAATGGTTTTTCTGAAAAATCAATCATCATCAAGTCCAAACATCCACCGGCATTCTTAAGCCATTCTTTGCGGTATTGTTTAATAGATGTTCCATCTGTAAAGTCATATCGTAAACTATTACCATCTTTAACTAATAATTTTTGATTTTCAAAAAAATCTACTAGACCGCTATATGGATTCATACCTGTGGTATATGGAATTCTAATTTCTAATTCTTCAAATGGTTTAGCGTACCGTGTTTTCATAATTTTACACTTTGCTCTAATACCATTTACAGTAGAGGTTTTAACCCCATCTTCGTCTTCTTTTAGTTTTAATTTACGCATAGCAACAACAATAGAACTGGCATAAATGAAACCTTGTCCACCTGAAATTTTATCATCAGGATCAAACATATCTTGACTGGCGTAACTATGATTTGTCGCGACCAATCCAACATTCTGTGCACCAAACATATTGACACAATTACGAACTAATGCGGTAAGTGCTTTAGGTTTTCTACCCATATCACCTTTTAAATTTCCAGCTTCAAACTGGTCAACATCGGTTGGTGTTAATAGCATTCCGAGTGAATCAATGACAAATAATACTTTAGGTCTATCTTCATCACCCATTTCTTTGTAACCTTTCATAAACTCACTAATGGTTTTTGCTACATCATCGATCATAGCCATATTAAGTTTAAGAAGCTTATCTTCACTGGTATCGACACCTAAATCATGTAACCATTTTTCATCTAATGCATTTTCTGAGTCAATCAATACTACATAGATATTTTGTTGTTGAGCATGTTTAATTATATTACCAGAACATATATATGATTTACCAGCACCAGATTCACCAGCAAATACTGTTACTTTACCAAGTGGTATGCCTCGATTGAAGTCGGAACTAATGAGATAATTAAGTGCATAGTTTCCTGTTGAAACCCAATCAGTAGGATCATTGAATCCTACACCTAATCCTTCAATACTTTTGGTTAGGGTTTTTCTAAATTTTGTTAAGTCGAAAGCTTTAGAAGCCATGAAAATCCTCCGTGAAAAGAGGTAGGGAGATCCTTCTCCCTACTTTATATTGATATTACTGAGCTTGATTGCGGCTGCGAATCATAGCTAATATATCAGCAGCTCGATTGTCACCACTCGCTGAAGCTGATTCAACTACTGGAGTTGATTCAACAATTGCAGCTGATTCAACTACTGGAGCTGATTCAACTACTGGCGTTGGAGTAGAAGTTGTAACATGTGTTGTAGCTGCTGCAGTTGATTTAGTTGGATCACCAGTTTGCTGGCTCATACCGGCTGGTCTGTAATATTGACCCCAACGTTCTGCATCAAATGCTTCACCATCAACAGATGCTTCAAACATCTCTTTAATAACTTTTAACTCAACATCACCAGGTTTTTTAGGTAAAAAATCAATTAAATTGTATAACCCATGTTGATTAACAGCTTCTTGTTCATAATCTGCTAATGGACGAGTACGACGACTCCAGTTTGAAGTAGAGTAATCAGCGTACCCACCTTTGCTGCCTTTTTTTAATCGGAAATCTAACCCATTGATATAATCAGTTGGTAAATCTTCTAACTCTGGATCAACTAATGCTGAACGAATTAAGGTAAAGATTTGTGGACCGATAATAAATCTGCGGATTGGATTTTCTGGTTTTTCTTGTTCATTAAGACCATCTTCCGTTACGAATCCTTGGAATACATAAGATTTTTTCTTCCAATATTTACGACCCATAACTTCTAATGCTGGATCTTTGAACCATGCACGGACTTCTGATAGAATCGGACATACTGAACCATCGTTGTACATTTCAATACAAGGTACTTGCACGGTTACTTCTTTTGATTCTGCTTCACCTTTAATTCCTTGGAATGGAAGTTTAATCATTTGTCTTTCAACCCAGAAAAAAGTGTTATTTGGATCACCATCAGGTAAAAATCTTAATACTGATTCTTTACCTTCTTGTATGTTCCAGAAAGGATAGATAGAATTATCTGTAAATGTTCTTGATGAATTGTCTGAACCACGTGATTCAGCTTGTTTTAATTTTGCGCGGATTTCAGCAAGCGTTGCCATAATATTATTTCCCTATAATTTAATTTAATTTAATTTAATTTAATTTCCCTAACAGTTAGATTATACACATACTGTATGTGTTTACTTTAACAAGTAATTTATATCCACATTATAACATAGATATAAATTACTTGTCAAGGATTTTTAAAATAAAATGTACCATCATCTCTATATACTCGTTTCATCCCTTTAGTTGGACTTGGTTGACCGCTTCTACATTTAGATAACTTTTGTTTTTGTTCATCAGTCCATTTATACCCAGTTGCTCTTCCAGGTTTATTTTTCAATAAATTGGAGAGTTTTAATCTTGTTCCAGCAGATACGGGTGCTGTTCTAGTATACGTTGATCTATCAGCACTTTTCATTTTCTGAATAGTTTCGATTGAAAGTTTTCTACCGATTTGACTTTCTGATATTTTTTTACGTGTTGCTATAGAAAGAGTTATACCTTTATTCCATGGTGTTATTTTACCTGACGCAAATTGATCTTTTTTAATTTGGCTCATTTTTTTCTTAACCGCAGAACTTTGCTGTCCTCCTTGTCCAGCTTCTTCTTTAAGATTAGCCCATTCATCATTTTCTAAAATATCCCATATAGTAGAATAGAACAATCCCCATTTACGTATCTCTGTAATATTTTTACATGTCATAATGATTTCAGTTGCAACATCATTACCATGCTTTGCGATGTGTCGTTTCCAATATTTGCCAGATCCAGGATAAGAGTTAACATCTGGTTTTGATGTTTGACCAAGGTATTTAAGGCCCGTTATATTATGTGTTTTCACATAAAGAAAGATAGTCATTATATCTCCTTTTCCAGAGATCGACTAGATTGAATTGCTCTCATAATTTTAATTCCCTTTAATTTATGCCTATATTGGACTTTCTTAATTTGCCTAAGTGTTGAACCCCTTGTTCAACTTGTTTAGAGTACGTATTATACTCTATATTATTTATCTTGTCAAGAATTTTTTTATTCTGAGTTTGATAAAGAATTCATTGTCTCAACTAATTAAGATAGGAGTATTATAACCTTAATTAGTTGAGTTGTCAATCATTTTTATTGTCTATGTGATAGCTGGATAATCCTAGCTAACGAATTTTCTTGTTGGAAAGTTACATGAGATGTATCTTTGACTTCTTGTAAATTTGTATCTTCTGAAAATATATCTCTAAATCTTGCCATTTCTGGATCTGATGATTCTTTAACAGGTTGTTGAGATGCAAACGATGACGCAGTTGGTAAAGCAGCTGATGCGGCTTGCATACCTTGTTGCATACCAGGTTGTGGGGTTGCTGCTTGTACTGCTGGTTGTGCTGCTGGTTTTTGTTGTGCTGTTCCAGTATTATACATTGCTTGTTGTTGCGGAGTCATATTATAGAATGCTGTATTTTGAGCAATTCTTTCATCTTCAGCTTCATCTGGTGTTTGAGCCATTATATCTGCTGGTTTTGCTGGGGCTGCTGCTTTTTTAGGTCCGGCCATTTGAAATCCAGCTGGTGGTTGAATACCTTTACTTGCTAATACTTGCATAGTTTTTGGACCAATAGCACCATCTGGTTTTAATCCATTTGCTTGTTGGAATGCAATAATTTCTTGTGGAGTAGTTGGCCATTTATTAGTTGATGCTGGTTGAGCTGCTACCCCTGATTGTCCAGCTGTAGCAGTATTATATGCTTGTTGTGCACCTGATGTAAAATCATTTACACCTTGTTTAACAGCATCTACACCACTTCCAATCGCATTACCAACTGTATTTACAGCGTTACTTACTGAACCAGCCGCATTGCCAGCCCATTTTCCAACAGTACCCATTACTCCTTCCTGTTGCATTCCTTCCAACATATCGGTATAATCACGTAATACTCTAACTGATTCCATTAATTGTTTTTCTGTAATTTTTTTCATTATTTTAATCCTGCATTTTTCATAATTTGAGACAACTCACTTTCCATTACTGGTTGCTCCTTCATAACTTTTAAGTTGTTTAATAACCCATGCTCACGTGAATCAGACGGTGTATTCACAGTTTGTGTCATCGATTGACTTGGATCTTTTTTATCAATCAACATTAATACTTGCTTAACATCACGATCATTAGCGTTTGGACATTCACCATCTTCAAATGCTTTAACTATTTTAATTTTAGCACGAGTTCCACCAATAGTAAAATTCTTTTCTTCTCTATTCCAAAATCCTGCAATGATTTTAAGTAATTGATCGATACCACTTTCATTAGAATCTGAAACTTGAGATTCATCATCTGAAAATCCACATTCTTTTGGATTTAATCCACATTCTCTAATTGCATCACGGATAGTCATGCCTTCGGCAAATTTAGTATCCAATGTTGCACCTTTAACTTTTGCTTCAATAAATTTAGCTCTTATTTTTGTTTTGCTCTCTGCCATTGGCATTGGGGTAGCTGCTTGCATAGGTGCCCCCATTTCAGGAGCAGGTGCTTGTGTAGGTGCAGGAGGTACCATTTCGGGAGCAGGAGCTGGTGCAGGAGCTGGTGCAGGAGGTGCCATTCCAGCTGCTGGTTCTTGTGGTGAAATTTCTTCTCCACCTATATCTTCTGGGTCATCAATAAATAAATTTGGTAGGCTTGAAATTGTATCAACATTATATTCAAACATATAATCTTGTATTAAATTTCTAATCGCTTTATCTTCAGAATCCTTATCGTCAAATTCTATATTTCTAACAATATCTAGAATTTCATCATTATCTATAATACCATGTAGTGCCATTGCACCACTTTCACCACCGGTTAATTTAGTTGATAATAAATCATTAAGCTTTTTTATTCGAAGATCATCTTTTTGAAATTTAGATTTAACAATATTTTCTAATATTGCTTCTATTTTCATTTCTGGACTATTTGATTCTCTAACTTTATTTTTCCATACTAATGGACTGTGTTCAAATTCTTGTGTATCGATTTCTTCATCTAATAAATCATCAGGATTAAGTTCTCGGATAGGCAATTCACTAGTTTCAACTATATTATATAAGTATGGAAATACAGATTTCATATCTTCATTAAATGTACGAACAGTTAATCTATCTACCCAATCATTCATAATATCTTCTGGAATCAATTGATCTACTTTCTCTTGAAATGATTCAACAAAACTTTCATAATAAGAACTGCGTTGTAATTGGTTAATTTCTTTTTTTACTTCTTCAATGCGTTCTAAAACTTTGTCAGTTACTGACCCCATTGCTTCTGAAATTTGTGTTTGACGACCAACATAATTCTTAAATTTACGTAATTGATTCAATTCTTCACTCAATCCAATGATATGTTTTCCAATCGAGTCATATGGATTTCCACCATGTTTAATATGTTCAGCCAATGCACGGGCACCGCTTAAATGTTTTAATGGATATTTAAATCTTTCCCCGTCTGCATTTTCAACATAAATATTTTCAATATGCATTGATCTTGCTCCAGAAATTTCTGGGTTTATAGGTTGATTATGTTTTACAACTAATCTTGCTTCTCCTAAGTCTTGGTAGCTAATACGACTAGTACCAAACATTTTACTTTCCATCATTGGTGTTTCCTGTGATAATTGTTTTGGTTTTGCTTGAAACATGTAGTCTCTTTTATCCAAGTTGCTTTTTCCAATATTTTGTACATCAAAATTAAGTAAACGATTTTTAGCAAATTTTCTAAATGAACGTATAAACTTGTAAGCATCATGATATTGGGATGATGTATCTTTTGATAAATCCCCACTTACTTGAATTACAAGTCCATCATCTTCATCTAATGATATAGCAATAGTCCCAAGTGGTTGATTGTCTTCCGAATATTCGAATTCAAAAAATCGTGCCTTTGGAATATCACTTTTTTTACTTAATACTTGTGCATTTTCATCACCAATTTTAATATTTGGGAATCTTGTTTGAATTTTACCATACAGGTCTTTTGCAACTTTATCTAAATTATTGTCCATTATATATTTATTAAAAATTAGAGGAAACAAATATTGGTAGAGGTGCTTCCCAGTCCTCATGCATTGATTCAATGCTTAATGTATCAAATACATTAGGATCCCATTCTGCTAATACAACACTCATTCTTACCACCAGCAATACAGCAGATACCAAATCGTCATGCTGTCCTTGTTTAGCTTTAAAACTCACTCCAAATGCAATAAAGCTTTTTAATTCACTAATTAATGCTCTACTATTAACTAGCATTTTATCTTCTTCAATTAAAAATTTTAGTCTAGCACATGATGAAATTTTATTACCAAATGTAGTGTTAAATCCCTTTCTAAATTTTTTAACATGTCCTTTTCTTAATGGTTCACTTAAAAATAATCCTGGGAATGTTTCTTCACCTAAATTTTCAATGGTTACTAATGCACTATCACCAACGGTGTTGTTTTCAACGGACCAATAGATACTATTAGTATTATCCATACCGATTTCATCTTGAATATATCTTAATACATCTCGTAAAATTTTACATTGACCATGGATTGGAGTTAAATTATGCTGCCATTCTGCTACTTGAGTAAAACTAGGCAACTCAAAGACTTGAACACCACCATAATCACCACCAGTTCCTAAACTTGGATCTAATGCTACTAAATATAAATGCCCTGCAGTTGGCTTTTTCCACCATCTAACCTGTCCCATTTTAAATATTGGTTCTCTACCTAGTAGTTCTGATAATTTAATACTATTAACAAGTGTTTCATCATATACCAAGAATTCACAATTATATTCTCGTCTAAAGCGTTCTTCACCAATACGCCCAATCTCGACTTTTTTCCATTCCTCATCACGATCTGGATGATCCCACCATTCTGACTTATATCCATAGAATCCATTTCTACCAATACCATCAGTTCTTTCATTGCCATATTCATCAAATACATCTTTGCTTTCTTTCCAAATAATAGCAAATTGATCTTCATCAGAGTTAGGTGTTGAGGTAATAATAGCTCGACCACCAGTTGCAAGGGTTGGTGAAATAGATGTCCAGAATTCATTAGCAATATTAGGTTGTACGAATGCAAACTCATCACAATATAATAATGAAATTGAAAGACCACGACCAGTTGTACCAGTGGTAGTTTGACTTATAATACGAGAACCATTATCAAATTCCATACTACCTTTATTGTAACTTACTACCCCAGCCCGTAAGAAATCTGGACATAATTCATATCCATATCTAATACGTTGCATAATCTCTTGTGCACCAGTAAATTTATGTGCTGCTACAAGAATAGTTTGATCTGGATGGAACATTGCATACCATAACAAATATGCCGAAGCGCAAGTTGTATTATGTGTTGGTATCATTGTTTTACCACATAAAAACATATGCTCATCATTATCAACTTGGATACATCTTACTGGAACTGAAGATGTTTTAGTGATTTTGTTTATGTATAATCTAGTGTTTTTTGCATGACCTTTACACAATAACTGTCTTTCAGCTTTTCTTTTCAACTTAAACACTATATATTTTGTTGTGGAAAATTTTAATGTATAATAATTCACACCATTTATAATTTTACAAGAACATCTTGACTTAATTCCAAGTGATGATAATATTGTCCTTACTTGTTCTATTAATTTAAAGTTCTTTTGATAAAATTCACAATTCCCTTTTTTTGTACAGCTTCCATCAGTATCCATCAATCCACGAAGTAATTCTAGCCGTTGATCAATTGATGAGAACATATAATCAGTTGGTATATGTTTATTTTTTAATAGATTGTTTCCGTTCAATAATGTCCGTAGTCCGATAATGTTTCTACGTTCACTATTATTGCTATTTACGGATGGTTCAGACACTGTATATCCAGATTCAGATATATATTGAATCATTTCTATATTATCTATATTTGATTGAACGTATCTTCCATCCCCAGAATATCCATCACCAAGCCACAATCCTAATATATATGGATGAATTGGTAATGACTTATACTCGTATTGAACAGGTTCTGTAATATCTATATATAATCCTTGTTCTATTGAATGTGTATCCTTATATTTTTTTATTTCATCAGTAGTAAGAATTTTTGATTTATTACTCCAATTTGCTGTACTAACTTTCCATAAGTGTTCTGCATCCGCAATAATAGATTCTCCATTATCGAATTCTACTTCATAACATGTATGATTATACATAATTTCAGTAGCAAACGTAACAGTAGTGGGTTCTCCCATATTACTTAATATAATATCACCAACTTGAATATCACCCATAGTTGTCCAACCACTTGGTGTTGGAATGGGTGTATTTAGACTTAATGCTTTTCCACTTTGACGAGGTAGCATGTTAATATTAAATCGATTGTTATGGTAGCTATCTAATAAGCCAAGTTGATATTGATATGGTTCAAATAATAATTTACCTTTAACTGGATGTTGAATATGAAAAAAGTTTTTTGCAAAGTGAATATATCCATTAATAGGATCCATACACGCAAGCATATCTGAAACTTGAGTTTCAGTCCATTGTTGTTTTATGTGTGCTCTTTTTGTTAGAGCATTATCTACGTTTCTAGCCATATTCTTATTTACATAAAAAAACGGGCAGTAGCCCGTTTTCTTTAGATTGTATCAATAATTAACGATTTTTAACTTCTTGATATAATTTATGTAAGTTAGAAACCAATGATTCACTCACTGCCAATGGATTATCACCAGGGTATTCTTTCTTTACTTGTTTTTTTGATTTATTTAAATCATTTCCAAGTGCAATAACCGATGCCAATGCAAATGTTTCTGGGTCTGACCCACCTGGTGCTGAATTAGCATAACTGTCATCAATTTCTTCTTCACCATCAATCCCCATTTCATCACTATCAAATGGGAAATCTGCATCTGGAGACCCGAACATAATAACATCATCCCCTCCAGGTTCTTGATGTATTTGAATTGGTTCATCTGATGGTGTTGGATCATGCTCAATGCGTACTGGCTCAATGTGTGGTGAATCCGGTTCAGAATGTTCAATATCTGTTGGCGTATCTATATTTCTTAAAATATCCATTAAATCACGGATTCCACCAGACCCTTGCCCGGTAATATTAATATTCATATTAACACTATCTTGTTGTTTTTCTGGTATGTGTGATTGTCCTTCCATATCACAACCACATTCATTAATTACTGATTCAGACACATTATTATCTATAGCAGTAAGTTTTTTGTATAATTCTGTAAAATTCATTATTATTTTCCTATATCTGAAATGGTAGGTTTATCAACTTTTTTAGAGCCGATTGCGCTAATGGTTCCAATAGTGTTATCTGCTTTTATAGATTTTTCTGTTGGTGATTTTTTAGCTAATATTTCATCATTAACACCCTTGTATTGTTCACCCTGGTGTTTAGTTTTACCAAGTTCTTTTAATAAACTCATCACTTGTCTTTCACCAACAATGTCCTGATTGTTTTCTTTTTCATAATCAGTACCTAATAAAGCTTTTCCCGTTTTCTCATCATGTTGATGGTTTAATTCATCTTCTTGATCTTCTTTTAATGAACGAATTTTTATACAATCTTGCGGCAAATTCAACGCCTCAGCGACTAAGGTATGAACTTGTATACTAGTGGCTGGATACGATAATACTGCATCAAAAATGGTAACTCCAATATTTTGATGTAAAGGAAAGTCTACTTGTGATTCTTGAATCGGTGTACTTTTACCTTCTGAAATTGATTCTACTTTAAATCGTTCCAATGCTGTTTTAATTTTTTCAGCACATTCACTTTCATGTGAACCAACAAGTTTTATTTTAAACTCATATGTTTGTTTGCTTTCTATTAAATATTCTTTAAATGATTTCATGATTTTAATCCTAATAGTGTATTTATTTCATATTCTTTAATTTTTCAATTAGACTATTCCTATCAGTCACCATGAAACCTTCACCTTGAATATTAATCCCCTTATCTTCATTACCAACATCATTGTCTAGTTTTTGTTTTTTAAGTTGCAATTCAATCATTTTTAACTTTTTGTCAATCTTTGCAGATTTTGCATCAATTGCATTCTTAAGCATACCACCAGCAACTTCAAATATTCTAGCAGAATATCTAGCTTCAACATTCATACCTAAATCCATTAAATCATCATATGCATCGGTTGCACGTTGCGCTAAAGAATCAAATTCTTCATCACTTATATCCCCTAGTCCAGTAACTTTTGGTAGTGCTGATGAAATTTTATCAAAATCATCCATGCTTCTAAAGTTTTTAGGTTCTGCTTTAACTGGTTTTTTCTTTTCTTCCTGTTTAGTAATTTCTTTACTAGTCGGCAAATTTAGTATCTCTTCTAGTTTCTTCATATTATTACTTATCTTTTACCATTATAAAAAAGGTCATTTTCATTTAATACTCTAAATGTAATACCTTGTTGCTTACACCATATCTGTGCTGCTTGCCATTTTGCTTGGTTTTTTATAAATTGTTTTTGGTTATGAACACTTTTACCGACTTTTTCCAGTAATTGTTGTTTAGATGGTTTTATTTCAATTAGTTCCACTTGTAATTTATTATTTTTATCTAGATATTGAATAAAAAAATCTGGAACATATATTGTATTTCGATTGGTTAATGGATCTTTATATGGAATGGATATTGCTTCACTCGCCCATTTTTGAATACTGGGGTTAGTATCACAAAAATTCATAAATGAAAACTCCCATGAACTTCTATACATAGGTAGTTTTGTACCAATATATTTTTGTGGATTTTTTGGAGTAAATTTACCCTTTGCGAAATTATGAGCCATGTTATATTAATATATTCCTTGATTCATAAGTATCAACAACTGGGGCTATTCGATACCCTAATAAACTTATTTTTTCTCTATATGCATTTAATACTTGTGCGACCACTTGGCTAAGTTGAACATCAGTTAAGTGTTTTAATGTATCTAATAATTCAAAAACATTAACGTTATCTATTTTTGCTTGATTTAATAAAACAATAGCAGTAGATCTAGCACTTTCTAAATCAAAGTCGTGTCGTAAAAAGAATCCAACAACTGCATCTATTTGGTTACTAGGGAAACTAATTTGATTAACAAAAAATTTATCAAAAAATTGTTTAACTTCGGTTGAACTATCTGTATTTGGTATGGTTGGTAAATTTATTTCCATTTTAATTACCTAAATTTAATTGGAGTAGCTTCGATGCTAGTTGATGCCGGTGATGGAACTGGAAATGCAATTCCTTGCAGTCCACTAACCCCTTGTGTGATACCGGTTATTATATTAGCTATTGAATTACCTGATGTAGCTTTATTTAATAATTGCGTATTTTGATACGTATTAATCTGTGATGTCAATGTATCAGCGAATTCTGTTGTATTTGAACGTATACCAGTCGAATTAACAAATGTTGGACTTGCTGATGATGAGATATTTGATTCATATGTCGGAGCAACTAATTTAGATAATGGCGATGGTGTTGTATCATAATGTTCACCGCCAAATCCTTCCACAGTTTCAGATGATACTACACCGGAATCGTATGACACTGCTTCGTATGATAATCCCATTGTAAATTCAGATAGGTCATCACCTTTATATGCTAACGCTGATGGAGAACCCCAACTAATAATGATGGGATTTACTAATGTATAACTTACATATTCATGCCTAGCCATTTGATATATTTTTATATAAGTGAAAAATGGGTTTGTACTTCCATTATCTAACCCATAATTACCATTTATAAAATTTGAACTTCTAGTTGCATTTCTATTAAATGAATTATTGGTTGCTGATACTGGATCAGCATAATAATAACTATAATAATTTTGCCATAACTGATTAATAATCCCCATGTTATCATCATGAAATGTTATATTCATATTATCAAATTTATGCTGGGACTGTACTACTTTTTTTCTATTGTACTGATTTAATGTTTCAACCGTAATGTTAAATTTTGGCAAATCGACACTTTTCACCAACATATTAATTTCATTCCGATGGCGTTGTACTAAATCAATATTTTTCAACGCTGATGGATTAATACCAAATGATACGTGAAATGAAAACTTCTGTTTTGGTGCAAGTCTAAATTGGTCATTGACAAACAAACGGCTGGCCGTTTGTGAGTTTCTAAGCCATGTAGTTGGGTCTGATTGTAGTTGATTATTAGGTGTAAATGACATACTATTATTTATGCTTAATAATATACATATTTAATAGCATAAAAAAGCCCACCGAAGTGGGCTTTAACTTGTTATGCGCCGATTTGACCGCCGCCACCAGTTGCATTTGTGCTAACTCGTCTCGGGAACCCAGGAGTTCCAAAACCAGCAGTTGATCCAACTTGAACGCAGTTATCTGGTTGGATTGACAATGATAATAATACAATGTCTTGTCCTGCATATTTTAATGCAGAATAATCAGTTTCTTTAATAAAACATCCATAGCATTCCCATGTTTCAAGAACGGTTGGTGTTTGTGCACCATTCCCACCATCTAACATTTCAATACGCATGGTAAATTTATAATCACCACCAGCAGCAGCTGAACTTTGTTCAAAAAAGTCAAATTGTTTCTGATTTTGCTCACCAATTAATTTACTTACTGCACCAGTAACATCATCACGCAGCTTAACAGAAATTGGGCCGAATGTTGGTTTACCAGTCAAATTAATAGTTGAGTTATAAACTTCTATTTTATTTTCAGCAAATATAATTTTTGGACGAGATGCTTCAGCAACTTGTTTAGTTAATTCGGTCGTTGAGCCTGATACACCAAAGTTTTCGAATGAAATTCGAAAACGATTAGCATATTTTGGCATTAACATACCTTGTGTGCTAGCGCTTTGGTCTGACGCTAGCGGAACAGTAAATCTAGATAATGTTGCAATTGACATTGTATACTCCTATTATGCGCCGCCTAGGGCTTTAATTTCACCAGTATTTTTCAAACGTAATGGGATATAAATGAATTCCACTGCTTTAACTGGTTCAATAGCAATATCCAACCATAGTTCATTGCGGTCAATTCTAGCTGGAGTATTGTTACTTGTATCACATACAACAACATAATCATATAATGCACGTTGACCAACTAACTCAAGTAATAAACTTTCTGCTGCTTGTTTGATTTCATCACGAGTGATTTTATCA